TTATGCTTTCAGCGCCTGAACCTCAGCCTGCAACTGCGCGACCTGCGCGATCAGTGTTTCGATTTTGGCAATCGCGTGATGCAGCGCCAGCGCCGTATCCATCATGACGACGTTGTTATCCAAAGCCAGTGTGTCATCTTTATCACAACGATTTCCCTCTTCGTCAAATTCAGGCGCCGCAGGAACCAGCTTCACATACTCGCTGTCGATATCCCGCAAAGCGTCCTGGGCGATGATCCCCCGGCGCACACGTTCTAAATAATCACCGTTATACACGAACGTGCAGGGTTTCAGTTTTCTGATGTTTTCGTAAGAGGCTTTTCCGTCGTCATATGCAATATCGTGTTTCAACGTAGCATCTGAGGTTGCAGCCTTCTGATACGTATAGTTGCCAGAAAATCCTCCATCACCGCTGACTGAGGTAACAAAGTCCCCGTTGGCTGGGGTGAAGTACCAGTACCGTATCTTGGACCCACTATCTCCGAACTGTGTTAGTGCAGTGTTAGCCCAGGAACTCAGCCCGTTACCAACATTACCCCACATCGATCGAAGGTTATACCCACCCCCATGTTGATACCCCCAGGAAAGGCCAGCTATAGCCCCGTTACCCGGAGAATCCGTGGCGGTCTCCGCGTAATAAGAGGCATAGTGGGCCTGTGCTGAGTTCCACCATGAACTCACGGCTGGACCGCCCATATACAAACGTCCCGGGATCTGCACATTGCCGTTGGACATGAAGTCGAAGTAGTTGTTCTGCGCGGAGTCTGTACCCCCCGCATTCTGCAACACCACCAGTCTGGCAATGGAGTAGTTCCATTCGATGCGTTTCACGATCTGGAGTTGGGCGGATATCTTCTCAACACCATTTACGGTGTACTGTGACTTTATGTATCCGCCATAAACCGTACTCCCGGCCCCCGGCAGAGACGCGTCATTGATGGTGGATGTCCAGGCAGCAATGGCCCTGCTTAATTCAGCCGTATCTATTCTGTTTGCCATAACTTAATTCCTTACGCCCAGACGCGAGCCGGTGTTTTCGGTTTAACCACAAAATCGTTCAGCCCGGATAAATCGAGCGAGTCATTCATGACCCGCAAATTGACGTGATAGCCGGGTTCGGTGGTGTACTTGATAACTTCGTTTTCTTCACCGGCATTGATAACTTCAGCAGGAACAGTGATAACCCCGACGATATCCAGGCTGATATCCGGGTGAAATAAACCACCCTGTCCCTCATCTTCCATAAACCCCGCCGCGATTAGCTGCATGCGCATTTCGTCGGCGTCATTAAAACGCAGATATAAGTCTCTCATCAGCGGAGTCCTTTGATTTGGTTGAGTGTTAAGGCGCGATGCCAGATGCGGAAATTGCGGATGTGGTAAACAACATTAGGGTTGGAGGCAAAAGAAATCGATAGCCCGGCATTCGCTGGGTTAGCCGGCGCTGCTGTTCTGACTCCTGTCTTTCCATCAAAATAGGCCGTCACTTTATTGCTGATATCTATAGTTTGAATCCATAGTTTTTTGCTGAACGGATAAGTAACACCTATCACTGGTGAAAGACCATTAGCACTACGCAATGAATCGAGGCTATCTGTTCGCATGCGCGTAATAATATCGTTGCCTGCTCCAGCAACAGCAATCGCACTATGATATCCCGTTGCCGGTGCGGAAAATACATTCACCGATAGCTCAAATGCAACCGTGCGTTCAAATAGATCACCAGTCAAATTATATCCGCAATTCCCAGCAGCCTGCAGCGCACCTGTTTCATTGGCTCTCGTCGTTACCGTTCCAGATGTTGGAATATATGATGAACTTAATCCTGATTCGAGTTGTGGGCCATATAGATAAACTCCGACGCCTGTAGCAAGAGAAACTGCCGGGCGCCTCCCATCAGTTAATGAGCCAATTAATTCTACTCCGGGATCGGCTGATGTATTGCCAGTTAAATCACCATCAATACTGGTCACAGCCATAATTCTCCACCAACCATTAGCCATGGAAATAGCTTTGGCATAAAAAAGGTTGTTGGCCCCTATCTCACCAGTTGATAAATCAACGTTTAAATATCTATTACTTACACCTGTCGTACCGCCCAACCAGCGAAGCTGGATTAGATTATGAGAGTCAGCTTTTGCAAACACAGAAAATGAACAATATCCACCTGCTGATAATCCAGAAATGGGTACTGAGATTGCTGCTCCTGTTTGTGTGTTCGCGCCCCCTGCTGAAGCAAGTTTCGTTACGCCAGTAGCGGTTCCATCAGGCGATATAACAGCAGCTTGCGTAACGGTAGAATTAGCCACTCTCCAGGCAGACGTTGATTGAGAATTTGAGACCAGATTAGTTCCCTGCCCCTCTATCAGTAAACCCTCTTTCTCGAAGCGCGGCTCGTTAATAGCTGCCGTCTGCAGTATCCCTGACTTATCGATATACGTCGCCGTGGTTGACCGGGTAAACGTCGCTGACTTTGTTGGAAGCTCCAGTACCTGCCCTGATATCGTCAGCCGGTCATAAGGCGCGGAACCCGCCAGCAGTCGGAGGTCATCATTCAGCGGTAACCAGACATCAGGGAACGGGGCCTCCTCATAGGGTACAGAGGTCAGCAGCTGCGCGGCGGCCAGTGATGCGGCGGCGCTGCTGGCGCTATTAGCAGCATTGGTCTCCGACGCTTTGGAATTCGTCTCAGACGTTTTCGCGTTCGTCTCTGAGGTTTTGGCATTCGTTTCGCTGGTCTTGGCTGCTGAAGCGCTGCTTGCCGCAGCAGTCTTAGACGAGTTCGCGTTCGTCTCTGAGGTCTTTGCGTTTTTCTCTGATGCTGCCGCTGCAGCGGCGCTGGCTCCTGCCGCACCCGCCTGGGCGATCAGCTTCGTCCAGCTGGGACCCGTCTTTTTCGAGCCGTCTGCCAGGGTTACGGTGACGTCACCGGTACCCGACAAAATCAGGTCCTGGTTGATGATACTGCCTTGCGCCAGGCGAAACCCTTCTGTGACGGCTTTCGCCAAATCGTCATCAAGTGTGGCCATTCGTGCTGTCCTTAAAATGAAAAACCCAGCCGGAGCTGGGTTGGAGGTTCTGAGGTTGTGGAGATTAGGAGAAGGAGCCGGTACCGCGCGTAATGGTCAGTGTCGGAGCGGCAATACGCTTACTAGCCGTCCCGGTACCAGTAACCGTAATCGTCCCGGTAATCACGTTTGACGTAATGTTTCGAACAGCATGACGTACGGTTATCCGAAGCCCACCGGTTCCCGCAGGAATGTAGACGGAGCCTAAGTCACGGACATCGCCGTTAATGTTGAGGGTGATGTTTACCAGGCCTTCCCCTTGAATAGATGACGCTGTAATCATCGCCTCAAGCAGAGCTGACTTATTCAGTGATGATGAGGAGGAGTCAGTGAAAGTTATGGTATTGGTTGCCACACCTCCGCCTGAAACGTAAGTATCTGAAGACACACCAACGTTAGCCACATCACCAATGAAGTTTGTCGCTTCGACCGTGCCTTTGAAGCTCCCGCTGGTCGCCTCAACTCTGCCTTTAAAACTCCCGTCGGTGGCATAAATTGTCCCGCGAACGGTCACACCGTTAAACGTGGCATACCCGGATTTATTTATATGCCAGCCGACATTGCCGGTCCCGTCCCAGTTGCTGGACTGGATGTAATTCCCGATCTTGCCGTTGTCGATGGAACCGTCCTGAATGAACACTGAACGCAGGAACATCTGGCCGCCGGTCGCCGCAAATACCAGCTCCTGCCCGTTCGTCGTCGGGTTATAAACCGCGAATGTATCGGCAGAAATCAGGAAGTTTGAGGCCCCTGTGCCGTCAATGCCCAGCTGGATACCCGCGATGCGTTTGACACCATTCGCCTCCACCTGGACTTTAACGCCCCATTGCGCGTTCAGCTTGCCGTTGATGTCAGCAACCGCCTGGCTGGTCGTCTGCACACTGGCATTGGTATCGCCAATTGCTGCCGTCACCTGCTCAATGCTGGTCGCGGTAGCTCTCTCCAGATCCGTAACGGCTTTATCAATGCGCGTGATGGCGGCGGCGTTGGTCTGGCCGTTTTGCTCAACCGTGGCCTTAAGCGTCGTAAACTGCTCAGCTACAGCGCTTGTGGCATCCGCGGCGGTCTTCCGGGTCTCGGTGATCTCGGCCATCGTTTTCGTTTCGCCAACGGCAAACGTGACGCGCTGATCAGAGAACGCCATGAAGTTGGCGAGCGCGTTACTGACACTACCGACAATACCGGCGTCGCGGCTGGCCGTGTTACCGTCCACATCCACTTTCAGGCTGTCGATACGACGCCCCAGCGCACTGTCACCATCCGTACGGGCCGTGGTTTCCGTGCTGATGTCCGCCGTGTTCTGGTCGGTTGTGGCTTTAACCGCAGCCAGCGCGGTAGTCTGCGCCTTGTTGTTATCAGCGACGGCTTTATCGATGCGCGTGATATCGCCGGTATTTTTACCGACGGTGGTCTGCAGGCCTGACAACGTGGTGGCCTGCGCCTCCTGCTCAGTCGTCAGCGTTGCCAGCTCCTGCGTCACGCTGGCTTTGTTGGCGTTAACGGTCGCCTCCAGCGCCGTCCTGGCTGTCACCTCCGCTTGCTGCGCTGTGATGCGCGCCTGGCGTTCGTTGTAGAGCAAGCCCGAGGCCAGCTTTGACGGATCGTCCCCGGTATAACCGCCCCGGATCTGCGCCGCCAGCGTCTCGCGCGCTGTGGCTTCCGCCTGGTCGCCCTGGACACGGGCTGTCGTTTCTGCCTGAAGGGCCGCCATCCCTGCACCGGGAGTAGGCCGTCCGAGCGCCACCCAGTCAATCAGGTAGTAGTTCGTCGCATCCTGCTTAGTGGACAGATCCAGCATGAACTGATTCATCGTGGCTTCAGTCAGCCAGGGGATATTGTCGAACTCCAGCGTGGCGATCCCGTTCGCGTCATAAGCAGGCTCAGCGACAGTTAGCATGTTGGTGTCGTTAAAGCCACCGGTACCCCGCCACCGCAGCTGCCCCGTCCAGCCCGGCGCACCGAATTTCCTGATGCGGAGTTTAACGAAGCGATAGGACGAGGAGTTGATAGCCAGTGAACCCGGTGATGCCACCCACGGATCGGTGGCATGGTTCGCTGGTCGAATCCACCCGTCAACGATTGTGGGAGTCCCGTTCCCGGTCCAGCCCTCCACCGTCGAATCGAAGTACCAGATTTTGGCCGGGTCGAACTGGGAGCCGGTGCCGGCTGATATCTGCGCGATCTGCTGCGCCAGCGAATCAGTGGTGGTCTGAATCGTCTGGTTGACGTTGCTGATATCCGCGACGCGCTCGTTCTTCTCGGTCAGCAGCGCCTGCCCGCGCGCCGTTGCCTCGTCGGTGATGGCTTTCTTACGATCCGTGACCTCCTGCGCCAGTCCCGCTTTGGTCGTCGCAGACTCTGTAGTGACTGCGGTGATGTCATCGCGTGCTGACTGAAGGTCATCACCCAGATCATCTATGTCCGAAACGAGGTTCTTATAGGCGTCGGTCTGTTTGATCTGGTTATCGATATCCACCAGGTAATCTGCGGCAACCGAGCTGCTGCTGCCCTGAATGAAGTCAGTCCAGGCTGACTGGTTGCCGGTGCGGTCAACAAGCCGCGCGCGGTACCAGAAGCCTACCCCGGCTTTCAGGCCCAGCTGCTGATACATGTGCTGCGGGTAAGGCACTCCCGTCAACAGTTGTGCATTCGCGCCGGTCGAGACCGTCGAATACTGGATCTCGGTTTGCAGCGTATCGCCAGTGCCTGCGGGGAAATCCCAGTCCAGCTGTACCCCCCAAAGCAAAGGCGTTGTCCTGAAGTTGGCTGGCTTTGGCACTTCACCAACCCGGCCCTTGAGATGGGTCAGCGCTGACGTTGCCCACAGACTTGACGCACCACCAGCGTTTATCGCCCGAACGCGGACCAGGTAATCACCTTCGAAAATGCCCGGAACTTCCATATTCCGTAGGCCGGTTTGCGGAACGTTCACCCACTCGCTGCTCCCGCGGCGCCACTGAACCTGATAGGCGATCACATCCGCCTGCGGCTTCCCGGCTTTATCCAGCGGGACATCCCAGGACGCCGTCAGCGTCGCAATGCGCTGCCCCTGACGCACCGATTCATAACTCGACACCACGATGTTGCCAGGCTGAGAGACTACACCAGTGGGGATGAGGCTGATCGGCGGGGTATCCAGCCGGGCGTTGTTGTCAACCGCGTCATATTTCGATGCGTTGTATTCCGTGCCGGTGATGGTATAGGTGTTCTCTTCATCATTGAAGGTCAGTTTCATCACGCGGAAATACTGCAGGCGCAACTGCCCGGCGTCGATAACGAAAACGGCATCTGGTGCTGGCGCTGCTGTGAACCCCCTGTCCACAATCAGTTGCGTGCCGTTGACCGACTGTATTATCCGGTTTTCAACAACACCGCCCTGGGTGCGGATCATCAGCGTATCGCCTGCCACGGCGCTGGTACCGCGGTCGGTTGTCACCGCCTTAAGGCCGGAGTTGTATGCGACAACGCCCCCGCCATAAACGCGCCCTGAGACGCGCTCATCTGCAAAGGCAAACACCGTTCCCGGCACATAGGCAAAGCCATCCAGCCCGGTCTGAAGTGTGATCATGCGATCGAGCGAGTTGGAATATACCGCCCACCCACCGCGGCGCTGAGCCTCGCTTTCACGCGTGCAGCCGATGGCCGTGAGCTGCGTCTGCTTGAATTTGAACTGCTTCACCAGGTCAGGGAACATCACCGCGGTGGTGCGGTCCTGATAGTGGTTATCCGGGTCGCTGAAGTTAATCAGTGCGCTCGAGAATCGCGTCTTTTCGCTGCCGCTGGAATACGTTGGCTTGCCCACCACTGATGCACGGGTCAGGATCTGCAGCTTCGAGGTATCTGCCGGCATGTCAGAAACAACATTGAACATGTTGTTGCCCCAGAACGTCATGCCGTTGAAGCCAGCGGCGATATCCTTGATCACCTGCCAGGCGTCGGCCTGTGACTGGATATAGGCGTCAAACATGAATCGCGGCTCAGTGCCGGTTCCGCCCTTCCCGTCAGGCACTTTCTGGTCGCAACGCTGGGCAATGCGGTAGAGCTCCCATTTATCGAGCATATCCACCGTTACCCGGCGCCCCAGGCCAAAGCGCGGCTGAGTCAGTACATCAAACCAGATCCACGCCGGGTTATTGCTCCAGCCCCATTTGAATGTGCCGTCCCATGTTCCGCTGTAGGTCCTCGCGTCGGGATCATAGTTCTGCGGGATGCGGATAATCCGCCCTTTTGGCTTGCAGGATATCTTCGGGATGTTGTTGAAGGATTTTGCGTTGAACGACACATACAGCAGCGCGGTATGCGGATAGCGCAGGCGCGCGTCGATCACCTCTGTGATGGCCTGCACCTGCGTTTTGTTCTGTAGCATCTGGCTGGTGCTGTCGGCGGTATCACGAACCACGCGGATCTGCCAGCCGGTGTTTGCCTTCGGCAGATTGATGCGGTGGGTCAGCTCGTACAGCGAGCTGAGCTTTTCGGTTACGGTTTTGGTGAGCACGGTGCTGTATGCCCCGCCATCTACCGCCACATCGATATGATAAGTGACGGAAGTGCCGACGATATCGCCATCATTTTCCTGCTGTTGCAGACCGGTAATGCCGATACGCACCAGCACTGCGTCAATCTGGGTATTACTGATGGCCCGGGTCCAGGGAGTGACCTTCGTCAGCGACACACCAATGCTGGTCTCGTTCTCTACGGCGGGGAACCCGGGGATCGGCGACTGCGTCTGCGTGCCCGGACGAAAGTCCCAGGAGACATTCTCGAAGTTCATCGAGCCGTCGGCGTTGCCCAGCGGCGTGCCGTCAAGGAAGATCCGGGTAGCATCCAGTCCACCAGCAAACTCGCCTTCACCGAGCGCCAGCAGCATACGGCAGCGCGCCATCGACTGCGCGGAATCGGGTTGTTCAACAGGCGTGTGCTGCTTCTGACTGCCGCCTTTTGCACCAGTAATCGTTGCCATATTGCATCCATAAAAAAGCACCCGATTGGGTGCTAATTGAAGAGTAAGAAATTTTCAGATGTCCTCGGCCACGATCCCCGCACTGATTATGGCGCCGCCAATTTCGCGCTCGCCATACAGCAGCGCGACCGGGTTGCCCATCGCCATGGTGTTCACTGCGCCGCCGAAGGCATAGCTGGGCTTATTGTCGGGGTCATCACGCCCCTGAAGGCCTTTGGGCTGCGGCGAGAGCATCTGGTAGATACCGCCCGCAGCCATGCCGATACCAGCAGAAATCATGGCGCTACCGACCGGACTGGCCCAGCCAGCAGAGAGGCCAGACACTACGATGCCCGCCACTACCATCACTGCGCCAAGGATCGTCTGGAATAAACCTGCCTTTTTCGCCCCTTCCAGCACAGGCGCGATGCGGATATCACTGTCACCACCCAGCTCCCTGAAATCCTGTTCTCCGATGTTGCGTTTGCCACGAAACACCGCGAAGGTCATGCCGTTTTTTTTGGCATTCATGAGAAAGCTTTCCAGCCCGTCCAGGTTGATGCACAGCGCCTTTACCGCTTCCGCTGACGTCTGCACCGCCAGACGGTGAACGCGGCCAAACCGGGCACCCAGCGCGCCATACAATCGAATCGTGGTTAAGCGCGCCATGGCTTAATCTCCTGCGGCAGGTCTTTGTGCCGAACGCAGATCATCGTCCGGTCTTTAAAATATCCACGGGCATAAGGTGTGATACAGGATGGCTGGCCGTACAGGTGGTGCAGCAGCTCGCCCTCTTCGGTGATGATCCCCGCATGGTTCCACTTGTCCGACTCGACCTGCATGATCACCATGCACCCGGGCGCGGGGTCGCATTCGACAAACCCCTCGCGCTCCCAGTTATCGAAATAGAGGTTGTCCGGGTACTGGCTTTCCCACCACGGATAATCCACGCGGAAATCGTTCAGCGTGACGCCCTGGGTAGTGTGCCAGTCCATGACTAGCCCCCAGCAGTCATGCGAGCCAAGGAGGAAAGGACGGCCAATCAGCGGGATCGCATCAGGGGTAATCTCTGCGTATTCATCACAGTCCGGCGCGTATATGCCCCAGACCACACCAGAGTTATTGCACTGCTGGCGATCAAGGTCAGACGGGATAGGCCGTGCGCCATCGCCCGGGTGGGAGTGAATGACGCGGATAATGGTCCCTGCGTCCTCGGCGTTCGCCCAGTGCAGACCATCGATTCTGAAATGCTCGGTCGGGTTTTCGTGGCTGTTCGGCACCGGGATATAGCGCTGGCGCCGTCCTGACTGAATGACGAAGCCGCAGCACTCGCGTGGGGATTCCTCCAGCGCATGCGCCCGGATCGCCGTCATAATGGTTTTATTCATGGGTATATCCGGTTATCGGGTGAAGAGAACTGTTGCCGGGTAGCCGCCGAAATCAAGAACGGCAGTGTTCGGTTCTGCCAGCCCCGCACCGAAGCGCTTGCGGCAGTCACTGAGGCAGCCCCCACATACATCAAACGCCGGGTCCGCTACCGCATTACCCTTCGCATCGAAATATGCCGTGCCGTTGTAGGTGCAGCCGTCACCGCTGCGATATTGTCCGCGCAGTGCCCATTCGCAGAGCGAGGTGATCTGCCGGGTTGGTATGACCAGGTTCTGCAGGTCTGCCGGGCTACTGAGCGACCAGGACACCATCTCGTCATCTTCAGAGGTTTTGGTATCCAGCCAGAAGGTCTGTAGGGAGAACATCGTCGGGTCTGCTGTCGGATTAACTCCGCCCGGGAAGTTCACCGCATCCAGGTAAACTGCGTAGGTGTCAATGATACTTACCTTCGCATTCACCATGTCCTTAAACTGGAGACAAAGCGCGGTGATGTGGCCGTCGAGGTTAGACACGCTGAGCTTTGGCTCGGCGGCCTGATCCGTTGAAAGCGCCAGGTCGGCAATCTGGAAGGGCCAGAACTCGTAGGCGTTGCCATCCCAGATGATGGGCTTCGGCCCCAGCCTGGCCTCGTCGCCGTTCGCCGCGTCAATCTCGGCGGGCGTATGGGGAAACGGGCTGTAGTGAAAGCGGTGGATCCCGCCGCTGAACTCTGAGGCATCCACTTCGACCAGGCGGACCCTGCCACCTGGTGCCAGCTTCGACGCCTGATCAACAAGTGCCATTATGCGTACACCCCATATGCCCGTTTGATGGTGAAGGTCAGCTCAGCGAATTTGCTGCTGATCTGGTTCTTGCGCACCGAGTTAGCGACAGTCCGGTAAAGCCCCTTCTCTTCGCCTGGCGGCGTGATGATGAAAGCCTTTACGGTATGAGCCAGCAGGAAGTCGCGGATAGCTTTTACCTCGGCATCGGTACCAGTGTGCTTCATCGGCACCTGAATGGCCGTGGAGTTGATGCCGTTCTCGGCCACCTGCTCATAACCATCGCCGAACTGCGCTGCACGCACCGTCTGGTCATATTCAATGGGCCCGGCACCGAGCTGCGAGCGCCAGCCGTAGGTTTCAACTACCATATTTACTCCATAAAAAAACCCGCCGAAGCGGGTTTGAATTTGATAGTGGGAGCCAGTTATAAACAACTATTTCTGGCAAACCTTCTTAGACTTGCTGATAGTTCCATCATTACAAACAAACTTTTCACCTGAGCAATGCGATATTCCACCTTTCTTACCTGAGCATGGTTTGTTTGCAGCCGTTGCTGTTAGCGAGAAAAGTGACACCAATAGAACAACAAGAATTTTCTTCACATCCCTATCCCCATCAGTAAAAGATAAGATTAATCCTATCAGGAGAAATCACAGGCGCAACGGCAAATGCTGATTCATTGATCTCAATCGACTAACGACAAAAAAGCCCCGGTGGGTGGTCGTCGGGTGTGGTGGTTACTTACACTCAGCGTTCCAGATCTGATTAAATGTTTTTGCATTGCGCTTATCAAAAATCATATTTTTGAAAATGCCAGAAGTGTGCTTGCGCTTATTGATCGAGACCTCAGTAAAGAAGCGTTCCCCGGTTGTTATTGTTCCGCAAACATAGCCGTTAACAATGTCCTCCTCCGTCAGCTCTTGCTTCAGATAGAAGGTTGAGCTTTTGATAACGTCGGCACCTAGTTTATCTAGCGTTTTTGCAATCCAAGCGTTTGACTCACTTTTAGCAAACGCAGGTATGTCTTCGCTTTTTATCTCTTGTGATTTACTGGCATTGATGAACAAATAAATAACAACAATCCCTACAAGGCCAATTTTGAGCGCCTTCATTATCATCCCCTTGATTAGCATCGTATAGCTCATGATAACTAGGGGATGTATGGCTGTAACCAGGTACATGTGATATTCCCATCTCAGGAATTAAGCCAAGAAATTACTTTGCCTGGAACTGTCTGCCAAGTAATCCATCGCTTCGGGCGGCTCTTGCCAGGATCTCAGTCACCTTGGCTTCGATTTCCTTGCCTAAAGCTCTGGCAGCGGCATTACCATCTCCAGACGTATTTGATGATGTATTGCCCTTGTTATCGACGTAGATATCAATATTGACCTGCGGCTGCGAACCGCCCCCACCTTGCGCCCTGACTCCCAGTCGTCCTGCGGAATCACGCGTTAGCGGCATAATCGCCTCAGCACCGGCCTCAGCGAAGACACCACCCTTGGCAAACTTCGAGGCCCCTTGGAACGTGAAGTACTGAGGTGTATCGTAGACGCCGTTCACGTACTTGCTGAGGCCGGGTGATTCATAGACTCCGCCTTTAGCGTTGAACGTTACGCCTGCTGCTGCGTTCGCATACGCTCCGCCGGGCGTAGCGCCACCGCCAGATCCACCACTAATCCACCCCATGGCTGCCTGAACTGCATAGGCAACCATGAGGCGGTTCGTCACGTCCAGGATCATCTTTAGCATCGACTTGCCGAACTCTTTAATCGACGCTTTGCCGGTTGTCATAAGTTCAGTAAGCATATCGCTAAGACCTGTTAGCGTGGAACTGGCAACGTTTTTCACGGCATCGTAGGTGTTAGTGGCGGCATCCAGATACTCATTCCAGCCGCTTACAGCACCGGCTTTCCAGTCACCGCGCAGCTTATCCTCTTCAGAGTAATACTTTCGAAGCACTGAAAGTTCTTTTTCATAACCAGCATCTTCAAGCTTGCCGCCGCCATTCAGCCATCCCTGTCGAAGCTGCGCTTCCTCCATCAGGCGCTGCGTTTGACGCCTACTTAACTCGGCGCTATCACGCAATGCATCGGTTTTTTCAGCCATCTGGGTGACGTATTTGTTTGCCTGCTGCGCCAGCCCGTTAATCTTCTGCTGGGCCTCAACTTCCTTATTTTTCTGATCCACAACTTTGGCGGCGTTGAGGATGGCCTCACGGTTCGATAGAAGAGATTTCTCCTGTGCGCTCAGAGCGCGAAACTTAGCAGCCTCGTCCAGCTCGGCAAAATGGGATTGCTGTTTGCTGAACACGGTATTTTTGGCGTGAATATCTCCCGTTTGACGCAGCGTTTCGAGCGTTTCCGTTAGGGTTCTGGCCTGAGCGCGGTAGTTTTCCAGGGTGTGATCGCCAGCATCCAGCGTAGCTCTTGCCTCTTTGATCTTTTTCGCGGAGTTTTCTGCAAGCTTCGAGACTGCGTCTCTCGATTCGCGACTGGATCCCCCCTCGCCTTTTACCTTGGACCCTCGCGCTTCGGCTTCATAGCTTGCCTGTGCGTTAGGCGCAGTGACTCGCTTCCAGAGTTCGGCGTAGCGTTTTTTGTTCGCCGCGATCTCTTTGTCAGCTTCTGCCCCAGCCTTTTTCATGGCCTCGACATCCATGCCGAGGAAGTCCGTAATTGCCCCACCACCAGGTATTTTCTCAGCCCAGCCAGCTAAAGTGCCGGTGAATTTGGCATCCAGTAAGGTGATATTGAGGAAAAGATCTTTGATGGAGGACTTAACTAGTTCGAAAATATCGATTATCTGGTTTCCCCAGGCGCGTACTGTAATACCGATGTCACCAAAGGTATCAGAAGCGCTCTTCTTGAGGCTTTCCCACGTCTGACCGATATTATCGGTAGCTTTATTGGTCTCCTCAGCGCGTTTTGCCATTACGCCTGCGAACAACTCAATAGCTTCGGTAACCGCCGCCTGCTCACCTTTCTGCTTACGCAGCTGGATGATGTGCTTCATCATGGCTTCATCGACAAAGCCATATTGTTCGTTCAGGCTGGCCAGCCCTTTTACCGGATCGCTGACAATTTTGCCGAAGTCGGACATCGCCGCTTTGGTGTCGCTTCCAGCCTTGCCCATGAGGGTGATGGAAGTGGCAATTTGTTTCATCTGGCTGGCGGTATATTTGCCAGTATCGTTCAGCGTAACCAGCGTATCCACGGTGGAACTGATGGATGAATTCGTCTTGCCTGCCACCTCCTCAGCGGCCTGGTTAAGCTGCTGCATTGAGGCGAAGCCAGCGCCCCCCATCATGATGACCGAGCGCGCCACCTGATCGAACTGTTGAGACGAACTATATGCAGCAGCGGCCAGCAGACCGATGGTGCCAACCAGACCGGCCAGCGCAATCGTGGTTGGGTTAATCATCCCAGCCATGCTGCGGATGTATTCGCCGACGCCAGTGAGTGCCCCCTGGACCCCGCCAAACTGGTCTTTAATCTGCCCGCCCTGCTGGAGCAGGATCAGGAACGGAGACTGCCCACCAGCCAGCTGCGTGGCGATATCGGTGAACTGTGCCGGTAGTGTGCGCATTGCTGCGCTGTACTGACCCACAGAGATACCGGCGCGTCGTGCTGCGGTCTCCTGCCGGGATAGCGCCTCAGGCAGCACGTCAGCCACGCCAGAGAGCCGTTCACGGGTCTGGTTGAGGATGGTGTTGAAATGCTCGAACTGGGTGCCGTTAATGCGCCCCGCTTCGAAGTGTGCCACCAGCTGCGCATGCTGCTCGTCCAGCGAGTTGAATGCGCGGATCGACGGGTCGATTGACCCCAGCAGGTTCTTCAGTGCGGCTGATTGCTTCTCTGCCGCCTGGGTGGCCGCGAGTTCTGCCTGGGCACGCGCAGCTGCTTCGCCGGTATCCGTCAGCTTAAGCCGGGTATCGTCCAGGATTTTGTTGTAGTGCTGAAAATCATCGGTATCCAGAAAGCCTTTGGTCTGGAAGTTACGCAGCGCGGCCTGCTGTTCGTCCAGCCGGTTCAGCGCTTTGTTTACCGGATCGATATTCTCAAGCAGGCCTTTCAGCGCAGCCTGTTGCTCCTTGATGCCCTCGCTGCCCTGCTTTGCAGACTCAGCACCAGCGCGGAAAACGCTGTTAAGGTCATCAGCTTTGCCGACGGCACCAGCCGCGGCTTCACCGAGTTTATCCAGCTCATTGCTGGCAGTTTTCAGGTCAGAAACATCGGCCCGCAAAGTAATCGAGGCGATCTGGTCTGTCATTATTTCGTCTCCTTGTGCATTACTTTGAGAGCCTCGCTTTCCATAATCTGAAGGTCAGCCATGCAGGCCGCCGCATCCTCAACCCCGTGTAACTCAAACACCCAGGGGAGAACGTTGTAATCAAGGCCGGTCGCCCCGCCCGCGCCAACACGCCATTGAGTCGCAAGTGCAGAGAATATGGTGAAGGATTTCCATACCGACGGCAGGATCCCCACCTCTTCCTCCACGTCCTCAGGCGTCAAACCAAAAGCGGCTAACTCCGCGAGAGTCGGTCCCGGCGTGTACAACGCTGCGGCGACCTGCCTCAGTTTTTTTCTCGTACACCCATCAGCTCTTTGGTATAGGCCAGGCCGATGTTGTCGAACGCGCGCGGGTAGTTCTGCAGTAGAACGATCACGTTATCGCGGTTGAACTCGTCAGGCAGTGCCCAGCCGTCAACGATCGCCATCAGGTAGTCGGCCTGTGGCTCGATAAGGGACTTTTTGCCTTCGGCACCTTTGCGCAGCTTCTCATCCATGGCGTACAGCTCTTCGAGTGTCTTATGGCGGAAGGTAAAGGTCAGGTTGCCGTCTTCAGCACCGGCGCGCGGAATGCTGGCAGTGGCAGGAAAGGTCGGGTTTGGGATCAGGGAGAATTGGGTCATTTCGGTTCCTTAGAAAAGTGCAGGATGGGGCCGTAAAAAAGCCCGGCGAACCGGGCCAGAGTGGTTAGCTGACCGTGACGACACACGCGCCAGATGTGATGGTCTTGCCCGCGGCGTCGGTGACTTCGCAGGTGTAAGAGCCAGCATCGCCGGATGCCACAGACGGGATGTTGAACGTCGAGGCCGTTTTGGCCGGGATAGGGGTACCGCCTTTCTTCCACACGTAGGTGTAAGGCGCGGAACCGCCCTGCATGACCACCGCGAGATCCAGCGCCGAGCCAGTAGAGACCGATTTGGTTGCCGGCAGGTCAGTCAGGAAGGCCAGCGGCATAGCAGATGAGTCGGCGATCGGGTAAATCTGCATATCCGATTCGAAGTTCATGCGCGCTTCGTTGCTTTCCACGGCGTTGATTTCGGTACGTGGCACGCGCTGGAAAGACACTTTGGCAGAGTAGTAACGATCCGCTTTCCCGCGAGGGTTGTGGAACCAGACCGCCGTGGTGTCGCTGGAGTCGTCCAGGTCGATGAGGCGCTTGTAAATCGCCAGCTGCGGGTCGTGGGCGAACGTATAGACCTGAACCACGGCGTTTTTAAACGTCGGGATGGTACGGGCCTTATCATCTTCCAGGAACTGGACACTGATGGTCTGCTGGTCGCCGCCTTCGGTAGAGAGCGTCATGACCTGAGGCATGGTGATCCACGAGTCGATTTTGCGCAGTGTGCCTGCGCCGGTGCCCGCCGGGAATTTCTTGGTATCGGTGGTATCAAACGCTTCCAGCACAATTTTGGTGCCGGTCACCGATTTAACGCGCAGCACCATGTTATCGAGTTTGAGCCAGCCAGAGCTTACCTGGACGACATCGCCCGCAAGGATCCCGGCAGCGGAGGCAACGGTCAGTTCGCATTCCGTCGCGTTGGAGGCTGCTGTGAAGACAATCGGCGCAAGATAGGCCTTGGCCACGTTCACACGTGACCCGTTAGGGATTGCGAATGCCATTGCATTCTCCTGAATTGAGGGAATAAAAAACCCGCCGGATGGCGGGTCAGTAATCAGCGCGGTACTGCATGCTGACGGGAGTGGTATAAGTGATGGAGCCGCTACTGCCGTTTGGTGCTGATGTAGGGCGATCCTGTACAGGTGGACGTACCTGTGGTGGCCCGTTGATGTAAACCGTCAGATCCCCATCCACCAGCGGCAATCCTTCGGGGAAGGCATCTGCGACCGACGTTGCCAGTCCCCTGGCCTGCGTCACGCCGCTGCCTGCTGGCGCAATGATGTTGAGCTGGAGAATGCCCTGGTACGTACGCAGCTGGCCTTCAAGATCCTGCCCTAAAGTCTGCGCAGGCAGGATATAAACGCGCCCGTATGGCGCATTATCCGGGGGAGCGAACGCGATGTTCGGCCAGGCCACCGGCAGGCCAAGCGACGAGCAGATAACCGCAACATGACTCTCAAGCAGGCCAGCGATACGCACTGACTGGTCACTGGCCATTGCGCACCTCGCTCATTGCCTCACGGAACATTTGCGCGGCATCCAGCGCAGTGATACCCACCATGCCGCCGGGCGCCTGACCAGAGTGCCCGTTCTCAAGCGCAGCCGCATAAGGCAGATTATTGGTGAAGTAAATCGAGCTGACCTGGCCCACCCTGAACACCTCGAGCACCGCCATGCCACGGGAGTTTGAACCCTGGCCGGAAGCGTCCGGTGTATCGTTGGACTGAGTAGGCTGGCTGTCGAAACCCACATACCAGTTGTTTTTGAAGCGCCCGCCGACATAGCCCTCAGGCTTTTTGATGTCCATCGAGTCATTTACGCGCAGACCACGCTTAAGCCGTCCCGATTTGGTCAGGTTGGCAGGGTCATCGCGAAGGGCTGCGTTATGCTCCCGCACCGCAGTGTTGTACGCCGTCGCGGTCTGGTTGACCAGCCAGATATCCGGCTGGCCCACCGGGGACATCTCAACCAGTTGAGCGAGGATTTTAATGCCCGTCCGGCGCACTACCTGATCCATCTCCTGCTTCGAACTATCCACAAATAACTGAATGGCAGCCAGGAACGGCTGATTAACAGAGCTGGCCATAGTCACGCCCTCAGCTGGATGTTGTAGGAGATGAGTACATCGGCAGGCTTAACCGGATTAGGCTGCACCACCCGCCATGCTTTGCCGTCGATCTCGATGCGGTCGTCAATGCGCACTTCCGTTTCGAACGTGGCCGCCAGCTTTTTATCGCCAGTAGTAATCAGAGAGCCATCTATTTCACGAGAGGAGTATTCAGTGACAACGCCAGTGACGGTCGCAGTGATAGTCGGGGTGGTTACCTCTTTGCCGAACTGATCGCGGGTAGTGCCGCCACCGCGGGTAAGCGGATAAGACTTCCCGTTCTCGGTCAGCAGTCGCTTTGCGGTGTTTCGCATGCGGCGGTAGTCGATTGGCATATCACCCCCTTTCGATGCGGATCTGATTGCCACCCACCACCAGCCCACGCAACGAGGAGTAGAACCAGGGGAATGACGGTGCCGCCTTATTCGTACCTGGTTCGTACTGCACCATGACTGCGCCCTCTACGCGCTCCATCGTTACCGCACCACCACCAGCGACCGACGGCGTGAGATCAATCTCCTGCGATTCGAGAGCCAGGCGGCACTGCGCATCAACCAGGCGCTGTGGGATGGTGTCATCTGGCAGGTCAACGCCGTCGAAGCGCACGCCCGCACGCGGCCACGATAGCGGCTGTGAAGCATCGCTGCGCTGGCCTCGCCATTGCTGCCCTTCCAGATAGTCCATGGCCTGCATCAGCATCTGACCGCACTCGCCGTCATCGGCAGGTACGGTGTAGCCGCGCCCGTTCGCAAACGTGCGTAGGTCGACAACGCTGGCGTAGGTGTTGAAGTCAGGCGATTTGTGGTCGGCAACCAGCATTGTTATTCCTCCAGACGCCAGTCCAGCGCCAGCCAGTTATCGACTTCGTCAGGGTGTACCTCAGCGCTTAGCGGGCCGCCGGGGAACTCTGGCGTGTCACGCACCATAGCCACCAGTTCAAAACCTGGCTGGTCCTGCTGCTGGTCCTGCTGCTGGTCCTGCTGAGCAGGAGTTTGTTCAGCGCCGTTCTGCGCGGCGAGCTTTTCAGCGTCACGCTGGGCGCGCTGCTCTTTGGTTAATCCGGCCATTGGGCCTCCTCAAAAACAAAGGGGCCGAAGCCCCCAGTGGTTAGCCCATGATGATGCATGCGTGACGTGGCTTAACGGCAGCAACACCCCACGACAGACCGACTTCATAGCGCACCTGGCGGTACTGGCGGTACAGCGCCACCTGGAAGGTAATGCCGGAAACCGGATCGGTCACGTTCATGACATCATCTGCGGTATCGCCACCCTCTGGCATCGCCGGGGTACGACTCGCAAGCAAGAATGCGTTACGGGCAAAGGCCATGTTTGGCGCAAACTCGCTCAGCACAGTGACTGCGGCCTGGTCAGCCAGATCCTGACGGAGACCAGGCGCGCTGATGGTGATGCTTGAGGAGGTAGCAGCCACAACCATGTACTGGTTATCGTCTCCGGCGAATTTCACCGCGGTACCGGCTGCAATGCCGCCGGTACCAGCAGAGATAGCAATAATGATGTCACCAGCCGTCTTCGCGCCATTTACTTTATAGCCAGCAGCCGTGCTCTTCGCGGTGCGGCCGATGTTGAATGACTCATGGAGATTGAACCCCATGATTTTGCCGATAATGCCTTCACGCAGCATCCGGTCAGTTCCGGCTTCATTCGTTTTAAACAGCACAGACTGCTTGCCACGAATAGATGCCATCGCCTCACCACCAAGCACCATGCGCATATCAGTAGTTGGAGCACCATTGTCGGTCAGAATCTGACGCGCCAGTGCCGCATCGCTCAGGTCATCTTTGATACTGAACGGGGTATCCTTAGGCGCGCCAACAGCGCGAGACGAGTTAAAGAACAGCGCCGCGAGATCTGCATCCACTTCGTTGGCCAGGGCACGGAACGCCTCCTGGAATTGGTCTGCGAGAATAATGTTGTAGGTGCCAGCCGGGCCAAGCGCCAGCTGTTCTTCACCGTTCCACTTGACCGGGGCCATTTTGGACTTGGTGATGGTTACATCAACCCCATCGATCGCCTGCTCGCCAGTGTTTGGCGCGGAGGCCCCGGGGGTGATGTCTTCAGTTTTAGCTACTGGCGCAACTGGCGCACGCACAATCTGGCCTTTGGCTGCGGCATCTGCTTTGGCATTTCGCGCAACGGCAGGGATAAACCCAGTTTGCTCACGGGAAACTACGTTCAGTGCGGTGTAGATGGTCGGGATCAGACCAGTAAGGGTGTTACCTGCCATTTATGGCTCCTTTCGATTAATCGACGATGCTGACGCCGTCTTTCAGCGCTGCCTGCTTACCAGCGTTGTCCAGGGAATCAAACGCACCGCGTTTCATGGTTTTCTGCCCGGCCTGATGCTGCGACTGGTGAGAGCCACCGCCGCTGTTGCCGGACGCTTTGAGGATGTAGTCTTTCTGCGGATGCGACTCGACCAGAGATTCCAGCGCTTCATCGAAGCTGGCCAGCTCGCCGGGCTTGGTGCGGGAGAACACCTTATTGCCCTGGCCGTCGTAGGCCACAACCTTGCCGTCTTCGATTTTGAAGTTCTGGCCGAAGTGGGAACGTACAAACTCAGCCGGGATCGCCATCTTCTCAGAGATGAACTTCGAGCCACCGAAGCGGCCGCCGATCATCTCGTCGTAGAGCTGGGTTTCCAGTTGCTTGGTTTTGCCGTTCGCTTCGTCCAGTTGCTGCTGGAATACTTTGGTGATCTCGGCCTTAACCTGGTCAACAGCGCCAGCGTCGATCAGCTTCTTCTGGTCGATTTTGGTCATCATCTCCAGGGCTTCGAGCGCCTTGGTCGGGTCAGTGATGCCAGCGAATTTAGCGAGACCGGCCTCCGCCTGCTCCTTCGCTTCTCGGTGGGTTTTGGCCTCGCCGTTCAGGGAGGTGATTTTGGTCATCGCTGCGGCTGCATCGAACGGGATCTCTTTGCCATCATCATGGATGTACACAGGCATACCGTTTTCAACGACCACATTGCCGTTAGCATCAAGTTTGAGTTTCATTGTTTTGCTCCAGCCTTCCGGCCATTGGTAATAGGTCATCCGACCCGTTCACCGCGTCGCATCCGCTCAGCGGCAGGCATAAAAAAGGCCGCCCGAAGGCAGCCTGATATTGATGAGGTTTGTATTACTCGAATGCCGACGCATCCACGCGGCGCAGTTCGTCCAGGGTGAGAAACTCCCCGGCATCGTTGAACATCTCCGGCACCGTGATTTTGCCGTCACGCAGCATCTGCGCACGTGTAACGCCCAGCACCTGCTCCTGCCGGGCGTACGGCTGCCGGGTAAGCCATTCGGCGTAACTGGTATGCGCTGGCACCTGCCCATCTATAGAGGCGCGTGTGGCGTTGCTCAGCTCGCCAGAGGCTATCTGCAACTCTTCCCACGATTTGGTAATCAGGATTTCGCCGGAGCGGCAGCAGAAGTGGATTTTGCCGGGACCGCGCAGATAAGGGACCACATGCCCCAGCGGCTTGCCGTCGAGTGTGTAGAGTTTGCGGTCGCGGATGATGCACCACTGGCTGGTATGCGTATCCAGGGTGGAGGACCACTGTTTGGCCTTCACGATATCGCTGTTGGCCTGGGCGAACTCCTGGCGCGCCGAGGCGGCCATATGATTCACCGCGGTACGGGTCACCACCGCCAGGTCGCGCCTGGAGGCGTTGATCACACCATCTTCACGTTTGAGTTTCGGCGTGCCGGCAACGCGCCGGACAATCTGCTCTACCGTTTCACCCTGGAGGAAACCGGAGCGCACAGCGTTCGTGATTTTGTCCAGCCGGTCGGCTTCAAGCTTCTGGCCCCACTCTTTCAGCAATCGCCCCTGGAACGGCTGCGCCGCTGCTGCGGCGTAGACCTGCTCGGGTGCAATGCTTTGCAGCGGAACGTGTTTCAAGATCTGCTGCGGGATGATGTTGCTGAACAGGTCCAGTTGATACCCGGCCTCATATTCAACGTAGCGCGTCAGCTCGCGTGCCAGCGCCTCGTTAACCGGTTCGTAGGCCTGCTGATTAAGCTCACGCACACCAGCCAGCAGCGATGCCAGGCGACGGGCGCTGTAGGTATCAGCCCGTTTGCCGTCCAGAAGCACCAGCAGCCTGGCCGCCAGGTCATTATCCATCTTACTCAGCAACGCCACCATGCGCCGGGCGAGGCCATTACCATAGCGGGTCACATACAGGCCATGCGCTATCGTCTCGTCCTGCAGGCGATCGTTAACGGACCTGGCCATATTACACCTCGCCCGGTGGCGGTTCTGTCAGTGAGGCCGACTCGGTCAGTAATTCGCTCAGCACTTTGTCCGGGTCGGCATCTGGGTCAATCAGGTTGAGCTTCTGCAGCGCCTTAATCGCGTCAACACGGCGAAGGTCACCGCCCTGGCGCAGAGATTGAATGGCCAGCGCCGCCGGCGGGTTGAACTCTTTCGACTCGACATCCAGCTCGGTGCGGACATCGACGCTGCCGCCGTCTTTCTCGCCGATGTACTCGGCCATGATTTGCAGGATGTTGTCGATCGCGTCTTCCAGACTGGTCGCCATCGTGTAGAGCGGCGACTGCTCCTGCATCTTCTCTTCTGAGGTCTGGTCTACAGACTTCGTGGAGGTGTTATCCGTTCGCAGCAACTTTGCGCCCGCCTGGCGCATCTGCTCCACTAGGTCGACCAGGGACTCTTTACCCGCGCCGATAGAGGAGCCGGTGTGCTCGACGTATTCGAGGCCCTGTTTCTGCCGATCATTGAAACTTGCCGCAGATGAAGAACCAATTACCAGTTCCTGCCCCTCCTCCAGCCCGAACACGGTGAGGATGGGCACCCGGGCGACGTGCAGGATGTTGTCCTGCTCGCTCTGGCTCTGCCAGTGCTTGACGTTCAGCAGCGCCATGTTGAGCAGCGGCGGTGAGCCGCACATAAAACCGGTGCGTTTGGTGTAGAGCGTGACCAGGGTGATGTCCCGGCGGGAGGTCTGCCACTCTTCATGCAGCGCCCAGCCCACCTGGCCATCAGTACCAGTGGCCTTGCGGTAAATCTGCACATGCCCGGGCGTCAGCAGTCGAATCTGCTCGACCTTTGTCTGCCCGAAATCGTCACCATCCTCGACCACCACCTCTTTGATGCGCAGCGAGGTGAGCACGACCTTACCGCCGGTCATCTTCGACTTCCAGCCGATCACCTGGCGGGGATTCAGCATGGTGACGTACGGGCGCGCGCCGGTGGCCTTTTCGTCGGCTTTCGTTCTGACTTGCTCTGCGTCCACTCGCGGATAATCCACCAGCGCATGGGATAGACCGTACTGCATCGCCAGGCTGAAGAACGCCTGTGCCCAGACATCGAGGCGGCTTCCCTCAAGATCCACATTTTTCGCGAACTCGCGCAGCGCATCCGGGACGTTCTCGCCCAGCTGGATTGGCTCAGCGAATACGCGTCCTACGTTCTGGTTGATCGTCTCTTCGTAGGCGGGAAGAAGCGTGGCCACAGCCAGACGCTTTTTGTAATCCTCTTTATCTTCTTTCGGCCAGCGCGGGAGGTATGACTCACCCAGTTGGCGCATATACAGCGTGCCGCCCATCAGGGCGTCGTTAATGTCCCACGCCTGCACCATGTTCCCATAGTCCAGATTGGGTGTTGAAATATCAGGCATGGTTTACATCCGTAGTTTGGTGACTTTGCCGGTCGGTTTGATGATCGGGAATTGCTTCACGATGTAATAACCACCAGCATCATTGGGGTGATCGTTGTCGGCTGATTTATCAGGCTCGCCATTGGCTGCCCAAACCTGCTGCTCCAGGCTGTCGGTGTAAACCGGGCAGCGGGTAACGTTGACTTTATAACGGCGATCGCCGTTGCCGTTGCAGAACATGGCGTTCACGGAGTTAATGCGATCTTTCACCGGCGGGTTGGCGGCGTTCACCACCACGCTAAATCCGGCCTGTTTAAGCTGTGCGATATCCGTGGCGCTGGCATTGTTCGATTTGCGCGAATCGCCTGAAGCATCGGGATAGATATAAATCTGCCGCGAGGAGACGTAACGCCCACCCTCGTAGCGCCAGAACTCCTCCTGGATGCGCTTAATCATCGCCGGGGTATCGTAGACCTTCACCAGCTCCCGGACAGCTCTTGGTTCCCCTTCGCGTAGCACATGGACAATGGCTGCCATCTTGCCGACGTTAAAGTCCATGCCTATATACAGCGGCTCACCAGCCTTCTCCTCATCGGTACAGTCATTAAGCTTGCGATCGAACTGGTGATAGATGGTGCCGCTGGTCAGGTTGGTGAATTTCCCACGCAAATACGCCTTAATCAGCTCTGGCGGATAGGAGTCCATCAGCGATGGGATGTAATCGTGGGGAAGGTTCGCTTCATTATCGAACGTTGAGGCCTGTATCAGGCCATATAGCGTCGCCAGCTCAGGCTTATCGCGCACAGCTTTAACAAACTGCTGGTAGACGAACTTAAAGCCCTCTGGCGTGGTGGTCACATCGATGCCGTTACGCAGGCCGTCAACCTTGTAACGCATACGCGCGATGATTTTTCGCCATGCCTGCTGCGCTTTTGCCGCAGCCATAACGTCCAGTTCATCAACCATCGCGTTGCCGATTTTGAAGCCGACAATAGAGCCTGGCTTCTCCATCGAACGGCAGATAGTCGTTCCGCGGTACTGACGCCCGGCGTAGAAGTGAACCTCTTTGTTCCCCTCGTTGATTTTGACGTTCATGCCCCAGTCGAAAGCCACCTCTTCCACTGTCGGATAGAAGATGTCACGGATCTGCGGATAGGTCGGCGCGAAGTAACCCTGGTTGATTTTGGGGAACTCCCACATTCCCTTGCAGATGCCGCCGCAGCCAACCCACGTCTTACCGGAGCCGAACCCGGCAACATAGGCCTTAAACTTATGCGGCATTGCGAGGAAGCGCGCCTGAGGAACGTTAAGCGTCGGCGCTATCATCACGAACCCTCGCGTCTACCACGTTAATGTTGATTGCAACTGGTGCAGGAACATCATCATCAGGATCGGCTGCCAGCTCTTTGCGGAGTTTTTCCACCTCCAGTTGCCGACGCTCGATTTCAATCTGTTGCAGACGCTGCGCAAACTCGCTATCGGCCAGGCCAAGCCGCTTCATCACGGCTTCATACATGCGTTCGCGGCTTATGGCTGTTATCTCAACGCCATTCTTACCCAGCTTCACGCCGGAATAAGCCAGTGCTGCATCTGGAGGAAGTTTCCGGGTATCCGCGAAGTATGGCTGTCCGATCCCGTCACCATTACAGCGTGGACAACCAAGGTTAGGCTCCCGGTTGTGGTCGTAGCCATAACCGCCTGGGTCCTCAGGGAGCTTTGCTCGCTCGTTCCCTTCCACCTTTGCGCAGGCCTCGTCAAATTCCACAGCGTCGCGCCATTGATAGTGATGACCGAAGCCCCAGCAATAACGGCAGGCGCCGCGACGATACTGTGAAAGCTGGTTTGCATCGAAGGTGGCGAGTTGCCACATCTGGGAGAGAACTTCATCGGCACTGCCAAGCGTGCGTTCAATGGACGCTTTCTGCTGCTGCGCAATAGCCTGAGCCACGCTAACTTTTGCTAACAGCCTTGCACCCTGCTCATTGGCTGTCTTTTTGCTGTACCCCGCCCGGATAGCTGCCTGTGTAGCATTGCGATCCTTAAGATATTCTGCAACGAAAAGTCTTTGCTGGGCCGTTAAGTCATCATCCTCCACCAGCTCATCTGCGCACTTTTCCTTTTGCGCAGTGCGCACTTTCTTCTGCGCAGCTTTTTGCGCAGTTTGCGCAGAAGGCTTTTTGATGTGTCGGCGTGCGGTTGCATAATTCAGTCCCTGCGCTTCACACCACTCCTTCGGTGATACGCCGGTTACGGCATGGTCGGACAGGAACCGTTGCTGAAGCTCGCCCCAGTCCGGTTTTGCCATTACTTACTCCAATAAAAAAGCCACCAGCGGATGCCAGTGGCTTGGGTTTAGTAACCAGGAATGGATTCGAACCATTGAGCCAGAAGATATTGGTCTTCTGCACCATCTTCCAGCTTATAGCAGCGTCACGCTTCGTCCGGAACGGTATTACCCGACATCTCGCGCACCTGATTAATGTATATCGGCATTATCACAGGCATTCGCAATTGCGCTATTTTATGGTTACTAAACATCAGTGCTTTTTGCGTTTAGCCTTAACCTCTTCTACTGCTTTTTTAACGATGCTACATATTTCTTCTGCACCATCTGGGCAGTAATGGTTGTACTTCCCGCCCTCACTCATTTCCCGGCGTACATCGTTCACGACCCCTTCCAGGCTCAGACCTGAATCTTCGTTAAGGGATAGGACTACCAGTAACGCCTGTTGAAGATGATCTTCTTTGTCGTTATGCACAATTCCATCTCGTTCAAAGTTGTAAGACTTTAAATGTAGACTGAATTACCTCACACACTGCTTCCTGATGTACTCCTGCAGCTTTCTCAGGGCTGAATGGTCTTGCTTGATTCCAACCCGGATGCCGAGAACGTTTCGTCCAACAACGTCAGAGAACATGAAATGTTTCACTTAAGTTAATTTAATGTTTTGTTTCCTTGTCCATATGTACTTAATAAGCCATGATTTCTTCAGGAAATAAATACAACAATATGTATTAGGTTGCCGGGGATGATGATGTCGCATCTTCCGGTCTTTTTCCTTGTTAAACCCTCATAACCATTATCAAGCCCACCAGCAGATGGGCTTTGTAATGGCTAGCCGTCGAGTTGCAATACACCATGTTCCAGTGAGTCGGAGTATGCAATCAGTCCGGTATATTCCGGGACAATCTCGCCATCATCCGCTTCGAACTGCGGGATTGTCACAGTGGTGATGGTGTATTGTGCCTGGCCGTCTTCTTTGGCGAAGGCTGCCAGGTCTTCAATCTGTTTTGCTGTAAGAACTACTGTCATGCTTATTCCTCGGTGATTAAAAGCCTCTCGATTTCGAGGCTAAGAATTTTCTATGCTTAAAGTTCAGAGGAGACGGTGTCCGGGCCTCAGGGTTAAGACTTTAACGAAGCATATGACCCTATATCAGGACGTTTACTTTTATGTATTAAGAATCATCCTGGTGTTACCGCTTCCGCTTGTTGAATCAGAACCACGGACCATATTTATAACTCCCTGCAAGGCTCCTACCTGCACCAGGGAATCCCATGGAACTGTCTCATGACCCGCATGAGTACACTCAGAAACATCCGTCCATAGCATGTCTTGCCCTCTCTCCAGGGGGCTTTTTTTGTCAAAAAAAGACCAGCTCGGACAGAACTGGTCAGGGTCATACAGCAATGTAGATAGCTTTTGCACAAAGTTCGACGTTATGCCTGTTCCTTCAGTCTTTCCCTCAAACCCCGGGTGCCTCCCGGTGAACTTACTCCAGTAAGCAAATTCGCATACGTCCAGCTTTTACTGGTTGCCCCACCGCTTAGGGGGATTGGCTTAAATGGCAAAGATGTCGAATCACTCGTGCAATTTGAATGTAGTTGATGCCAAAATTTTTACTGTGAGTTGTATAAAACTTTTTGCTTAGTCGGGCTAATAAATATTCAGCAGGTATTAGCCTAATCAGAAAAAAAGTGTCATTTTCGTTATTATTTTAATACTTGGGATTTTTATTGAGTCATGCACTACATTGATATTCTCCTTGTAATGTTGACCCTCTTGGTCTCCCTTCCGAACTGCAGGATTTCATTTCGGAAGGGACATTTTTCGGAGCCATCAAGCCCACAAGCAGTTAGCTTTGCATTCACTTCACGGCTTTATACCAGGCCTGCCAGCGGTACTTATCGAGGCGCAGCTGGCGCAGGCATTCCGCAGTTTCGATATCAGCCTGCAGATCTTCATCGCTATTGGTGCCAGCGTTACTTCCCTTGCAGGGTTCCTGCATCAAATCCGCTGATGGAGTTGGCAGCGTCGATTGCCTCTCTGCGCAGCCGGACAGACTCATCGTCAAAATCACAAACGGTACGATTTGGATCCTGGACATATTTCACCACGTCACGGGTTATGGTTCGGTAGATTACCCGGCCTTCGTCTCTGGCCTGAGCGGCCTTCAGTTCGACAGGCTGAATAGCCTTTTCGGCTTTGGCCCGCTTATCAGCGGCCAGCACGTTGATGTGTTCAGCGTGGGCATACCAGCCATTCCTGTAACGTAGCTCGCCATAGCCACAAGCGAGTAGCATGATCATGACAGCGAGCAGCAGAATCGTTCGAAGGCTAAAGGTCATGTTTACTCTCCGCCAGGCACATCGATCGCTCCATCTCTCGCCGGTTCTGGAGGCCTTTCCATTTCATGCCACCAGCGTAAACCCAACGGCGCATTTCTTCGCACGCCCCGTCGTGATCACCTTTGTTCAGTTTGCGCAGCAGCGTAGACTTCGAGAACGCGTCAGAACCAACGTTAAAGACAAAGCTGTAAAGCGCGGCGCGCTGATACTCGCCCAGCGGCACCCTGACCAGATTGTCTACCGTACGCTTGGCTGGCTGGAGGTCTTTCCACAGCAACTGGTCACACTCGCGATCGGTATAAGTCTTGCCCCTGACGATATCCCGCCCAGTATGGCCGTCGCACACAGTCCACACCCCGGCGACGTCTTTATAGGCCTCATACTTGCGCCCTTCGACGCCATCCTGCCCACCGAGGAAAAGTGAGGCAATCAGCATTGCACCGCCACCAGCTGCGGCGATCAGTTTATTGCGAAGGCTGCTGGTCATTGGCATATCAGTCTTCTCCAACTTTCACCGCCGGGCCGTATTTCTCCAGCGCCTTAACTTGCGCATTAGCGACCTTGCGTTTGAAATACCAGTTAATGAGTCCGGTAACGATAATCCCGGCAATACCTGCCAGTACGCCGATGGCGCTCCATTCGTCAGGACTCAGTTTTGTGAGGACGCCGTTCAGGATGGTTCCTCCTGAGGTGCCGAGGGCGACTCCGGTGACAAGTTTGCTCATACGGGACATTTCTCTCACCTCGCCAGGATGCGGGTGCTGTGTGGGTAGGGCTCAGGCTCGCCGGATGAATTAACGACAGACCTTGATGGGGGTTTCCGAGAGTCTGAAATAAAAAAAGGCCCGCTTATTCAGCAGGCCTAACTAATTAAACAATTTAAGTAGGTAGTCGTGTTACTTGGCCATTCCCGGTGCAACAACTGTGTCGAGCAGCGTCACTTCCCGACCAGGATGTCGGGTGGGCGGTTATGGTCTGGTTCACAATTTAAAGATAGCACCAGTTTCAAAGTGGGGATAAAAAAATGCCTGCTTTTACAAGCAGGCATAAATTGAAACAGTCACGGATACTCAGATAGGTGCCGGGTGCCTCCCGGGGACTCGTTACCAGTTATACGAGCCGCAAGTACATACATATTAACTGGATTGCCCCACCGCACAGGGGGATTCACCAAATATAAGCCTATACCATATATTGAAACGCACCGGTGTTTCTTTTAAATATGTGGTGGCGTTAACGGGCCTGATAAAATCTCAGTCTCTCCGTCATTACAAATATCATCACCTTGTGTAAGGTGCCAGATACCAGTAAAGATTCTGCCTGTTTCAAGGTCTTCAGTTTCGCCGTCAGTGTAATAAGCAACCTGAACTCTGCCGCCGTACTGTATCCAGTAGAATCCTTCTTCCATAATGATTGTCCTCTGCAAGCTCTGACAGAACTCATCAGGATGACATTATCTGATATGTAAACCGGAATCCAGGCTTGCTGTGCGCAACATAACCTACATCAGAGCCGGACAAAGAAGTGCATGAGTGGGTGTGATGCCGGGTGCCTCCCAGTGACCCTGCGCCAGACCACAGAACCGCGTTACTCACCTGCCTGTCTAGCCGCCCCACCGCATAGGGGGATTCACCACCCAAGCACTCTACGTGACACTATCCATAAAAGATAGTTATTAAATTATTTTCACTAATCTGACCGCAGCTTTTTAATCGTTCTGGCATCTGGCTCTCTGTTTTCTGGCAATCAAGGGGCTAACCTTGGGGTGTGCAAAAAACACACAGGAGGGTCAAATGTATAACTCTATTTTGGTTCCCATTGACGTTTCCGAGGATAGCCTGACAAACATGGTGATTCCCTTTGTTCAGGCGCATGCAGTCCTCAACACAGCAAAAGTCCATTTTCTCACGGTTGTACCTTCGCTTCCGTATTACTCATCATTAGGCCTTGCATATTCAGTAGAAATGCCAAAGATGAAAGAATTCCAGGACGCTGCCAAATCAAAGCTGGATGAGATCGTTAAGAAATTTAAAATTCCTGCTGACAAAATACAACTACACGCAGTGGCGGGGTCGCCAAAGGACCAGATCCTTAAGCTTGCTGATATGATAGACGCTGACTTAATAATTATTGCATCCCATAAACCTGATATATCCACATATCTGCTAGGTTCGAATGCTGCGGCTGTTGTACGGCACGCGAAATGCCCTGTCCTGGTCGTTAGGTAGATATTACAAGTTCGTGAAGTGCACTCTGCATGAAGAACGGAGGGAGCCTCCAGAGGTGTGAGGTTCCCCAAGAATCTTGATTCTGGTTAGGAACAGTGATTTCACGGGCAACTCACGAAGGCGCAAATAATAAAAAACCCGCTCGGTGGCGGGTTTTTTAACGGTGAACACGCAATGCCCATCGTTGGAACAAAATTAACACAGATTCGGGAAAAGTAAATAGCCCATGATTGAAACGTAAGCCGTTTTCGTGAGCATTATCGTGTTATCCGCTTAAGCTGCGCTTCTGCCCAGGCTTCTTCGATATCAAATTTCGTGATCAGCTGATCGTAAAACGGCTTAACCGACTTCTTCCAGGTATCCAGGCTGATCGCATCAGTAATCTGGCAAACAGCCGCATACGCCTCAGTTGATGGGATGCGTTCATATCCGCGACCGCTGCAGCGTTTGCAGTCAGTCAGAACCGGCACGCCCTGCTTCTGCGTTTCCTTCTGGTCTACAGCTTTACCGCGTCCCCGGCAATCATTGCAGGCGCAGCTGACAACCTTCTTCCCCTTGCAGGTGGAGCAGAGCACGCGGGCCACCTCTCGCACCTGGCGCTTAACCTCGAAATCACTCGGTGATTGCTTCAGGTCTTTGGCCCACTGAGGGAGCCGCATGGTGTAGTGCGATTTCATCGAGAACACGTCAGCTTCAATGAAGCCCTGACCGGAACAGCAATCGCACTGCTTCACGCTGGCGGCGCTGCGGGAGTAGTCCTCAAAAGCGAAGGTGGCCAGCTGGCGCATCACCAGTGGCTTAACCCCGGCCTCCAGCTTGCGCAGCGCGGCGACCTTATCGCATTTACTCAGCGCGTATTCGGCCAGCAGCGCGATCGCCCTATCCCGGTCGTTCTGGCTGATTCCCATCTTTCCGAGGAAGGCGCTGTAACCCATGGCGGCGCGTTCCTGCGTCATGCCCATGGCCGCCATGATATCTGTACCGGTCAGCGCATCTGATGCAGTGGCGCGCGGGGAGTCGCTGATCATCGTGGATTTTGCGAAGTGGTATTTCACGGTGTTTTCGAGGTTCATGCTGCGGCTCCTGCCATCTGGTAAATGCGAATAAAGTTTCGAAGAATGCGATAGTCCACCAGCACCGTTCCCGGGCGGCGATAAATGCGGAGGCGCAGCCAGCGCATGCGAAGCGATTCGATCAGTTCTGGTTTCATGCGGCCACCTGCTGCTTAAGTTGTTTGAGTTTTGAGCGATACTCGTCGCGGATCCGGATGTAGTCGTCGCGCTTCCATTTCGGTAATTCGTGCGGGCCCATAAGGGCATCAAAGCGGGCCTGGCCGATTTTAGCGATAAGCGCCGGACGGTAGGCGGTAAGGTTGCCAGAAAGATGGTTATTGCATGGGGCGCACTGGCGATGGCAGTTGTCCTCGTTGAAGCGCAGCTCCGGATTGGCACCAGTCGTGCGGTAATGCCCGGCGTGATACTGACCGTAGTGATATCGACCACAGCTGATGCATGGCTGATGCCGATCCCGGTATCGGATGAACTCGTTAAAAGCCTGTTGGGCCAGGTCGCGGAAGTAACTCAATGGCTTCACCGCCTGGCGGCGTTCAGCCTGCCGCGCACGCTTCGCCTTCTCCTCTTCGCGCTGGCGCTTCTTCTCCGCACGCAGAGCCTCAGCCCGGTTCTTAGCTGTCTGCGCTTTGGCAACGGCGGTGGCGCACTCGTAGCAGCAGACCACCTGGCCGTCACGCACGGGGTGGAACCACTCACGACAGCTCTGGTTTACGCACTTACGGCGGGGTTTCTTAGCCATGCTCACCCCCAGACCTTTTGGCGGAACGTACGCGGCGTGGGCTCGAGGTACTTCAGCTCCTGCCGCTCAACGCTGACGGTCCAAGTTTTGTAGCCAGGGTTGAGGCTGCGCTTAACGGCTACGCCGCGGCGCTGGTACTGCCGCTGAAGTTCATCGGCCTGCTCGGTTGTGCATTCGGTGTGGTGGAACCATGATTTCGCCATCTGGTCAGTCCCCGAAGCTCAGCAGCTGCGCAGCGGCGTTCTCGGCCTCGCGCTGGTCCCTGAATGACCGATGGAGGATGAATCGCCACAACACGTTCAGCGTTTCGGTATAGAGCGGAACGAATGCTGTATCGTCCATGTTCGCGAAGGAAATACTCTTTGGGCGCTTTCGCTGGCTGCCATCCGGGAGGAATACAACGTCGTAATAGCCAGCAGAGACGATCACCCACTCTCGGTAGGCGTCGAATGATTTGCAGGCGGTGATATTGGACGCGCGATGGGCGGATAAGTCGCAGAAAAACTCTTCGGCATACGAGGTCAGGATGTCGCCATTACCGACGTGCTGCGCGAGGTAATTGGCGTAGCGGAAGACAATAGACTTTTCCGCTGGCGTGATCGCGCCACCAGCTGGCTCCCAGTATTCGAACCCAAGATTCAGTAGTGAAAAATATTTGCGGTGTAGAGCTGCGTTACGGACGCGACGGAATTCACCTTCGAGCACCGCGCCGAGCTTGCATTTTGAATGCAGAAAGTCGCTGGTCTCCGGCGTGGCCGGGATCAGGATTCCTGAGGACTGCTTGATGAGTTGTAACTGCGCCATGGACGTTTTCTCCGTGGCGCATCGTGGTCAGGTTACCGGTTGTTCAGGCCGATACAAACATTATGCTATTCAGGTACTAAAAAGGTCAATTGCGGGCTGATAACTCTCTCACAATCTCGGCCAGCACTTCTCGTGATGTGACGCGCTCGTCCGCAAGGAGGTGTTTATGGCCAACCTCTGAGCCGTGCCCAGAGAGGAGGACGCGATCCCCGGGCCTGAGATGAAACGAGCATACCGCTTTTCCATCGGACCGCACCACCTGGTATAAATACCCACCTCCATCAGAACATACCTCAGCCACGTCAACCCCCTCACTTTGCTATCCACAAATAACCTCTCCCGGCGGGGAGAACTCCACTCCACAGAGCCAAAATACCAAATGGCGCAAATTTCCTAATAGGTTCGCCGGAAGAAAAATTCATTTTTCTCTGTAGCATCTTAACCATACAACAAAATACTGTATGCATAAACAGTGATTATCCATTTAGCTTAAGTGTGCACATGAAATGCATGTCTGCACAAGTTCATTTATCTATATATGGATGTATGTCAGAAAGAAAAAAGCCCCACAGGGAGGCTTTTAATTTTTATAAAATCAAATTACTCGAGGTGGCACAGGCTTAGGATTTTCATGCATTATGGCTCGCCTCAACTCCTCTTCAGCAACGTGATGATCTGACGCTACGTTGTAATGGCGGCGTTCGTACTCAATTACATTAACTTGAAGGTAGAAACGTTGAAGATTAGCGCCGGGTGGCGTGGCTTCCCCTGCCTTCATCATTACAGGTTTTGATATAACCTGAAATGTCTCCAGATCATCGTCACCCTGCCTAACTTCACCATAATACCCGTGTCCAAAAACGATGTAATCTTGCATGAGCATTCTCCTGTCATGTAGTTACTTGCCTTCAATGCCTGCCTGCTTGAACGCTTCGATCAAGCGAGTAGCATCCTCTCTCCCCCCAGGAAGAACATTTGACTTTTTCAAAATATAAGGGGGAAATTTGGTCGTAAGATACTGATGCTTAAACCATCGACGAAATTCAGATAGCGATCCGTCAGGATAAGCATTAATGATTTGTGGATTAGATCGCGCTTGGAGAAAATCATCGGGGTAGTAATGCTCACAGTCTATTCGTTCGCCAAATTCATGTCCCAACCCTTGGCTGTTCCAGTGGCGAGCCCAGCAACTTCCAACGCTTCCGTCAGGTACTGTATGCTGATTTATAGCCAAGCCTGCGTTGATGAGATCAACCATCATGCCTGCAATTTCATTAAAGATGATGAAGTAGCCGTCAGGGACAGAGCCTTTATCTTTAAGGAGTGAAACCCTATCGTGATAATGTCGCCATGGATCCTCAGGCTGATATTTGAGGGCTTCATAAATGAACGTCTTAAGGCCTTTTTTCGCCAGTTCACGATATGACCTAATGGCAGTTTCGCTCTCAGCTTGTCTGGCCTCAAATGCATAATATTCTAGGATTGCCATGCAGACTACATCTGGATAAGCATGATACTCCACACCACTGCGAATAATCGGAATGTATAATTTTTCGTCAGTAAACCCTTCATTGAGAAGGTATGTACCAATGAATGTCATCCTACCTTTCCGAAAAATTCCATGTTCGACTGACTGCGCCCACTCGTCAGTAATTTCCTTAATCCTTAATCGCTGAACACCACACACATTTGCAAGACCATTCTGCGTGAGGTATGGAATCCCGTTATCAAGAACCCCCATCTCAATACCATTAATTACCGCTTCTTGCTTGACCTCTAAGTCGAGAGGAATGGTTCTCAAGGAGGTAGATCTCTGCTGTGGCATAATTGTCTTTATTCCTTTGATTTAGTTATCAATTAAGGGTGTTCTCTAAAATCGAAAACACCCTATGATAGCGAGCCTAAAAATTTAAATACTCAAGTGAGATCATGTTTTAACTTCGGTCTTGCCGCAATCATCGCAGCCCAACACCACTTGGCACGAGTGGCCGCCTGCTCGCAGCCACTCATAGCCTCGAATGCCTCCCATGCTTCTGGATCGCGGAACTCTTCGCGTAGCTCTGCCTCGAAACCAGCAATGACCATATCTTCTGTCGGCTCAACCAGCACAGCCACCCACCCATCAGGCACGGCCTGCTCCATGATTTTCTCGTAAGCGGCAATTTGCGGGTCTACTGGATGCGTTAAGTCGCGGCGATCACCCTGAAGCATGGCGGCGCGAGTATTCCATGACCTCTCGGCTTCCTCTGGAGTTGCAAACCCAAATATCCAGGAGTCGCAATCTCCGTTTTTGTGCCCACACATCACGCTGTAACCTTCCATATCACCATCGGGATAATGCTCAGCAGGCGATCCGCAGAATGGGCAGGGAAGCAGGCCGTTTTCATCCATCACCGCTGGCTGCGGTAACTGTGGTGCTGTTACCGCTGCATATGCCAGTTCAGCCAGGCGCAAATCCATGCAAGCATCCGGGCTACCACTGTGGTCCCGCATCGCTTCCTGCATATGCTCTAAGCGAGCTTTTGCGCGGGAAATTAACTTCTCGTTGGTGAATTTGGTCATGCGTACCCCTTTGCGGCCAGGCCGCCGAAAAGTAATGAAATCGTCGCAGTAACAATAAATACCGCTGCCTTTTTGCTTTGCGAATCTGCGTAATAGTTCAGGTAGAACATGCCACCGAGTACAACGCCGTAGACGATGCTCATATCCCTACTCCCCCTTGATGCTTATGCCAGCCATTCGCAGCGCATGCTCTACATCGAAACGAGAAAGCCATTGGCCGTCACCTTTGGGGATCATGACGCTGCGTTCTGTTTCATTGATGGGATGCCCTGGGCGAACTGAATACCCGGTGGGTAGAGTTACAGTTGCACGCCACACCTCCGCAAGGAAGGCGTCAGTGGCTGGTGTTTCTAATGCCTTGCGCAATTCCGGCATGCATTTCATCATCTCAACTTCCATTTTTCCTAAACCAGCTGCACGCCAGTGGTCCACGACGTCTTTACCTGTAATTTTTAGTACCCCGTTCTCCGCAGCCAGCTGATCGCGCTGAGCCTGGGTGGCGTGCAGCGCCGCGGTGGTGCAGTCCAAACGTTCGGCCAGGCGAGACAGCATCTTCGCAATGTCGAGGATCGGCGTGTCGCTGCTCATCGCCTTTGCAAACTGATGACCAACGGCCACCAGCTCTTTGTTGTTCAGTGAATCACTCATGTGATGCTCCTCGGTGCGTGTAACGTTCCATGTCAAAGTCGATAACTGCGCGCTGGTCGCGGAAGACGCCGCTGCGACCGTGGCGGATAAGTTGGCCCTGCTCCACGGCAGCCCGGATGTATTTCTCGGCGGTGGTGCGGTGAAGGCCGAACATGGCGACGACATCGTTGGTCGTAGCGCGGCCATGTTTTTCACCAGCTCGATAATCCAGGCGATGAACAGGGTGCGCTCGCTATGCGTTTTTGGTTTTGCCATGGGGATCTCCCGTTAAATCAGACCAGCTGCTTTGCGTTTTTTGTATTCAGCCATCAGTATTTCTGCTGGCGTAGGACCGCTGGCCTTGGCCGGGGCGGCGATAGCACGGCGGATCGGCGGTACCGGCTTACCTGCGGCAACGCGCTCTTCCCATCCAGCCAGGACCTTGCCAGCGGCCTGGCGCATCTCGCTTTCGGTCATCTGGCGATCCGTACTTTGCCGACGCAGCTCAGTGCAGACGTGATATAAAACCGGCGCTGGCCATGGATACTGTTCGCTGGTTGGATACCGAAACACCAGGCGGCGCCATTTCCAGTACTCAGTCATCACGTCATCAACGCTGAACCCGAGCAGGCAGCGCCCCTCTTTGCACCAGGCAACGAACTGTCCGGGTGACGGCAGGAATGGCTTCTCCTGGCGGCGGGCAATCCGCATGCCTGCGGCCACCTGTGCCATGGTGGTGATCCCGTTTTCCTGAAATGCCATCACCCACTGGCGGCGCAGTTCGTTGAACTCGCTCTGCTCACGGAAAGCAGCCATTGCTGCCGGAAATGCAGCACGCAGTGCGCTGAACAGGGAGTTGAAGATTTCAGCCGTCTGCTCAACCTGCGGGCGTTCTGCCGGGGCTTCAGGCATGTTATGGGCGATGCGGCGAAAGCTTTCGCGATCGCAGTTCGCCAGCTGCTCAGATAGTCTTTCCATCGAACACCTCGTTGATCCAGTCTGTATTGTTGAAGTCGATGCCCTGGGCTGCTGGCCGGACCCCGGATGGGTTGTTCAGGCGTTTGGTGCTTAGCTGGTCCCACTGCTTTCGCAGGCTGGATGGGCTCAGGATGTTGGTCTTCCAGAAGCTATCCTTGCTGGCCCACTTGAGTAGCTCGCAAATTTCGTAGTGAGTGCGGTTGTCCTGCTGGCGCATCAGACGGATGGTATTGGCCCACTCAACCCATTTCGGCTCACTGAGGCTTGGGTTGACCGTCAGCAGCTGGGCATAAATCCAACGGGCTGCTTTCAGGTCATCAGCCGTTCCCCATGATTTACCGGAGGGGGTGTAAATTCCGTCTACGGCTTCAGGATGGCGAGAAAGAAATTTTTCGATCGCTTCGTTTCGGGATTCGGCAGAATTCCGGGACGAGGATCTTTTAATATTTATATTGTTGTTATTACCTTGTTGTTCATGATGCGCGGCGAATTGCGCGGCTTCATGCGCGGCTAAATGCGCGGCATCACCACCGGAAGCACCGCCGTTGCTGGGTTCCTCATGCGCGGCGTAATGCTCGCCGTTATGCTCGGCCAAATGCGCGGGTAAATTGTCCATTTTTTGAGCATAAAGCATGTAATTTGTGATGGTTATCACGGTGCCTTTTCGCTTCTCTCCCACAGTAGAAATCATCCCTTCCTTGACGAAAAGTGCCAGCATTCTCTCCACTGCGTGACGGCTTGTTGGCTCCCCTGCCCGATCACATAATTTCAGCCCGAGATCGGCTGAAGTGGTCACCAGTTGTCCGGTTTGCAGCGGCCACTGACGGCCTTTAAAGTTTGCCGTATAAGGCTGACGGGCAGCGCCCAACAGAAGGTTTTCCCACAGCGTGCGCAGGAACACATCTTTCGCCCAGGGCTTCTTCAATACACTCCGGTACAACGGGATGAATCCGGTCTTCTGGTTCTCCATCCGGTTGCTCCTGACGGCACTGCGTGCCGCGAAATCGGCGTAAGCGACATTCGACATGGCTATGCCCCTTTCGCCTGGTGTTTTGTACATGCATTTGCCATAATGACCTCGCATTTACGTCCCGTATTTGCATCAGAAAGCCGTTGGTGTTCGCGCACCGCGGCTTTCGCTTTTTTTGAACCCGTCATAGCGCCCCGCTCAGCATTGTTGTAACCATCGCCATAATTGGCGCGACTGAATCCGGCCCATCCAGCAGGTACTTAGCAACGATGCTTTCGCTGATCTCTTTCCAGCGCTCCTGTTTAGGGGCTTTGAGAACGACAGCCTGAATGGCCTCAGCATCCTCTTTCACCGACTTGGCGATGCGAAGCGCGAAGTTATCGTGCTTAACAACCCGATCCCGGTACGCCAGCGGCAGGACTGAGATGATTACCGGTGCCAGCTGCTCGACGTTCGCCCGGTAAACTGCCGATTTTTCTGGCTGGTCTAACCATCGGAACAATTTCACGTTCCACACATCGGCATTGACGGATGTGTCGATATCCGCCAAGCCGGCCTCTTCTACCGCTTCCTTGATTGCAAGAGCGACCGCCACGCGGCCCTCTGCTGCTGCCCAGGCGCGAACGGCAGAACAGATGGCGCGGTGATCAACCTTCGGAGTATCCAGCTCGGTCTGGTGACACTGGAATTTCATACGCTCTGTTGGCGCTCTGTTATTCTGTTGAAAAGAAAGTGTTTGCATGATTAGTGCTCCTGACGAGGTAAACCATCGGTAGGGTTTGGGTAGGCACTTGGATCAATTTCGTGGGGAGTTACAGCCCAGTTGAGGACTTTGCAGAGAGGGACAACACGTCCCGCAGGGACTTTCCCTTGGCTCATCCATTTGCTTACTGCCTGAGATGAAATGCCAAGCTGCGCACCAATGTCGACACGCGACATGGTATTCGTAATTTTTTCTTTAAGTGATTTGTTCATTGGGCCTCCTATCAGTGGAATGACATGAGGATACTCAACGAAACCTTAAGTTGCAAGAAAAACGAAACATATAGTTGGAGTGCCAGGCGAAACCAAAGGTTGTAAAATAAAAATATGAATAAAGTCGCTCATCCCGTATTCGCAAAAAGAATCAAACAGGTCATGACCGAAAATGGCTGGAATATGGCCGATCTTGCAAAACAGGTCATGCTCTCCCATACGGCTGTCCAAAACTGGTCAAAGGGAAAAACAGTTGCCAGTGGCGAGCGCCTAAAGCGCCTTGCAGCTGTTTCCCGTAAGCCTGAGCACTGGTTCTTTATGGATGAGGATGGGGATGCTGAGAACAGCGCGATAACCGCCAGCGCTCGCAGAGACCTGGATGAAAAAGAAGAGGCTTTATTGTCCCTCTTCAATCAGCTGCCTGAGGCTGAGAAGCTGCGCTTAATACTGCATACAAAGACCGTGCTGCACGAAATTGATCTTCTAAAAAGTGATGTGTTTGACATCATCCACAATCAGAAAAAATAACAAGCCATAGTTTCTCGCCAAAATGAGACACCCACTCGAGGTGTCTTTTTTTATGCCTGATCGAAACTTTTTGTTTCTTCGGCTTTACATGCGAAACTTTAAGTTGTAGTCTTCAATGCATCGACAACAAGCGCACCGTTGTCAGGTTAAAGTTACGTTCCGCCAGCCTGGCGACAAGGGCAAAAGGGGATTGAGATGAAAGCTAACCCAGCAGTACCCAACAGCGGTTGTGCCGTTCCTATGCGCAACCAGCGTACCGGCGCAGCATGGCTGGTCTCTTTTAACTACATCGAAGGTACCTACTGGCATGAACCGCAGGGCAACCTGCGCCACATTCGCCGCCCGTACGCCTCCCGCAGTCTGGAGCCGCATCTGGTTCCCGCCGGAACGGGGATGCATTGATGGAGACTTTATTCGCACTCGTCCTGACCATCGGCATGACCAATGGTGAATTCCAGGATGTGGTTCTCGATGTCTATGACAGTCAGCAGCAATGCGAGCAGGCCGCCATTGACCAGAAGGTTTCGGGGAATTGCTACCTGGTAGAACAGATCGTCCGCAGCGAAGAAGTACCAGCGGAAACCACGGTTAAGTTCTGAGGAGTGATTATGCAGACCAAATGCGGTTATTGCGGCAAGCCAGTTGAAGGCGAACCGGTAAAAAGCGAGCTGATATTCCTCCAGGGCAATCGGCTGGCGCGCAAAGAAAAAGAGTACTGCTCCAAGCGTTGTGCCGAGCACGACCAGATGGCCCACGAAGCCTAATTAAATTATCTGAAATATCGCACCAAATGAAACGCCCGTTATTTGGGCAGGGATTCTTACAACCTAAATTCAGGAAACCGGAAATTATGAAAGTTATTACCGTTAATTTAAATATCAAGGCAATTAACAAAGAGATCGCGCTGTTCAACTGCGATGAAAAATTCTCTGGCGTTATTCATTCCACCTCAAACGGCGCAACCACTGTCGTCCTTGATGGCGGTTACATCCTCGGCGAGTTCGACTGCCCGCACTGCGCCGTAACTGAGCTTTCCCTTCTTTCAGCCAACATCACCACCGGTGACAAAGCTGGGTTTGGCGATTACCGCAACTATAAGCAGGAATTCGCGGGCCGTATTTTTAAAACCATCCATTAAGCGAAAGCCCACACAAGGTGGGCCCCCGTCCGGTACCACCGACCAAAGCGAACCGGACTTTAGCTAAATAACCTCAGGCGGTTTGAATAGCCGCTTGGGATATTACATCCAAAATGAGGATCTGACATGGAATCTTTCAACTTATTCAGAGCAACTCAGAAATCAGGAAAGCCTGACTTCGTCATCTGGGTCTCCGCAAAAACCGATTCCCGCGCCGCGCTGATGCTCGATGTTGAGCTGGAAGATGCTGGCATCGAAACAGGCCGCGGTAAAGACTACGCCAAGCCTGTTCGTACCGACATGCCTGTTGTTGACGACCTGCCGGAAGAAAGCACCATCGATTTCACCTGGTGCGAGCGCTACGAACTGGCCGACGACCAGCGCACCTGGAACGTAATCCCCGGCACTGCGCCACAGGATGAGACCGCCCTCGCCCCGGCCAGCACCACCAGCGATGCGGATCTGCCTGTCGCGCCGACAGCTACCGTTAATACGGCGGATGAACCGGACTACTGGTATGAGAATGGACTGAGGGTCCTCAAATGCGGTGATGAATCCACTCGTTACGCGGTTTGCAAGCTGCCATTCCGTCAGCAGTTGCTGGCTCAACTGACGGTGGACGAACTGCGCCATCATGTCACACGCGGCGAACATGCGGAACTGCATGCGCTGGAGTGTGATACCGACAATAGCTATGTCCAGACCCTTCTGCTTGCTGCTGAAAGCTGTGCAGAGCTGAAGACTTTCGACACCAAAGCTCTGTGGAGCTATACCGACGCGATCCGGAAAGTATTCAGCCATGAAAAACGTCACGAGCTGGCTCTGGTTCTTCGCTTCACCAGAATGTGGGTGGCTACTGAAGACTGTGACCACGAAACCCTGACCAGTGAATGGGCTACCGACCATCGCACTGAAGCTGTCTGTATTTCCAAAGACCAGCAATCAGAAGAGCCACAACCTTCCGAACCCTATAAACGCGCAGTGCCGCAGAACATGGCGAACCTGAGCATAGAGATTGCGATCGCCCTGCTGTACCCGGATGCCGTACCCGGCAAAATTAACCGTGCTCAGCTTATGGCAGCCAAAGAGCTGGCTGACAAAAAAGACGAGGCCCACGCCAGAGCGCTTAAGGTGCTCGGTAAAACCTCTGACATTACCGATTACAACGCTGACAGTATTTTTGGTATTGCCCGTGCGCTCCCCTGGAGTGGAGAGATAACGACGGTCGAACTGCGTAAGCAGGTTCGTGAATGGTTCACCGCGAACGGTATCTATGAAAATGGCGAGCGTTCGAAGGGCTATCCAGAGTGGGATGAAGATCCCCGTGCAGGCCGCCAGGCGATAGTGGAAGAGCCAGCAGCCACCAGCCAGCCACAGGTCGCGAACCTCGGCGGCGGCGTCTTCTCCATCGAAGGCCTGATGAACGAAAACCAACCACAAACAGATGACCGTTCATCGGTTACAGAGGAGACCACCAGCGATGTGCAGATGGAAGAGACTAACCCGGCGGAAGGAGAAAGTGTTAACGCGGTTCCACCAGGCGAAAGCACTGATGCAGCTGATCCGCAAACAGTTTCCCTGAACCCGACTGAGGTACTGGCCGCCGCGGCGCCGGAGCTGGCGAATGCCACTGCGCCGGAAGTTACCACCGAAGCGCCGGAGGAAACCGCCAGCGCGCCGGAATACCCAGCGTACTTCGAACCGGGCCGCTATGAAGGCCTGCCGAATAACGTGTATCACGCAGCGAACGGGATCAGCAGCACCCAAGTGAAGGATGCCCGCGTCAGCCTGATGTACTTCAACGCGCGTCACGTTGCCAAGACCATCCCGCACGAAGGTTCCAAAGTGCTCGATATGGGCAACCTGGTGCATGCGTTGGCGCTGCAGCCGGAAAATCTCGATGAAGAGTTCAGCGTGGAGCCGGTGATCCCGGAAGGGGCCTTCACCACCGCAGCGACCCTGCGTGCCTTTATCGATGAACACAACGCCAGCCTGCCGGCGCTGCTGAGCGCTGACGATATCAAAGCGCTGCTGGAAGAATACAACGCTACCCTGCCTGCGCAAGTGCCGATGGGCGGCAGCCTGGAAGAAACAGCGCAGAGCTATATGACGCTGCCAGCTGAGTTCCAGCGTATTGAGGCAGACCAGAAGCAGACCGCTGTCGCAATGAAGGCCTGCATCAAAGAGTACAACGGCACCCTGCCCGCGCTGGTGAAAACCAGCGGCAGCCGTGACGCGCTGCTGGAACAACTGTCGCTCATCAACCCTGACCTGGTGGCGCAGGAAGCGCAGAAACCGGCACCGCTGAAAGTGTCCGGCACCAAAGCGGAGATGATCCAGGCGGTGAAGTCCGTTAAGCCGGATGCCGTGTTTGCTGACGAACTACTGGATGCGTGGCGCGACAACCCGGGCGACAAAATTCTGGTGACCCAGCAGCAGATGGAAACGGCGCTGGCCATTCAGAAAGCCCTGCACGAGCATCCGACCGCCGGGAAACTGCTGCTGCACCCTGATCGCGCTGTCGAGACGAGCTATTTTGGTATCGATGAGGAGACCGGTCTGGAAATCCGCGTGCGCCCGGATCTGGAAATCGACATTGACGGTGTACGGGTCGGAGCCGACCTGAAAACCATCAGCATGTGGAACGTGAAGCAGTCTGGCCTACGCGCCCGCCTGCACCGCGAAATCATCGACCGCGATTATCACCTCAGCGCGGCCATGTACATGCAGACCGCTGCACTGGACCAGTTCTTCTGGATTTTCGTCAACAAAGATGAGGGCTACCACTGGATCGCCATCGTTGAGGCCAGCGAGGAGTTGATTGAGCTGGGCATGCTGGAGTATCGCCAGACGATGAACCGCATCGCAAACGCGTTCGACACTGGCGAGTGGCCAGCGCCGATCACCGAAGACTACACCGACGAACTGAACGACTTCGACCTGCGCCGCCTTGAAGCGCTGCGTACTCAGGCATAAGGGGAATGACGATGGAAAACATGAATATCGTAACCGCGGAGCAGCAGGCTCCAAACACTATCTCTGCCACTAACTCCATTTTTAACGTGCAGGCGCTGGGGCAACTCCAGGCTTTCGCCGGGTTAATGGCGCAGTCTGCCGTCACCGTTCCTGAGCATCTTCGTGGCAATCCCGCCGATTGTATGGCGATCGTCATGCAGGCCATGCAGTGGGGCATGAACCCTTACGCTGTGGCGCAGAAAACGCACCTGGTCAACGGCGTGTTGGGCTACGAAGCCCAGCTGGTAAACGCGGTGATCTCCAGTTCTAACGCCATTGTGGGCCGCTTCCACTATGAGTACGAGGGCGATTGGTCGAAATGCGCCAGCAGCCGCGAAGAGATCGTGAAGAAGCCTGCAAAAGGCGGCGGGACGTACGACAAGAAAGAAATGGTACGCGACTGGACCAGTGCTGACGAACAAGGTCTGTCGGTTCGTGTGGGTGCCGTCATTCGCGGCGAAAGCGAGATCACCTGGGGCGAACCGGTCTTCCTTTCCAGCGTGATTACACGTAACTCCCCACTGTGGGTATCTAATCCGAAGCAACAGATCGCATATCTGGCCCTTAAATACTGGGCGCGCCTGTACTGCCCTGCGGTCGTTCTGGGCGTGTACACCCCGGATGAAGTCGAGCAGCGCACCGAGAAGGAGATCAACCCGGCGCCCGCCCAGCGCGTGAACCTGGCTGATATCAAAGGTGACACCGTAACACACACCCACAGCGCGCAGGAATCGGCCGCCAACATCGATGGTCTGGCCGATGAGTTCCGGGATCGCATTGAGGCAGCTCAGGGCGTAGATAACGCCAAAGCAGTTCGGGCCGATATCGAAAGCGCCAAAAATGCGCTGGGTTCTGCCCTGTACACCGAGCTGAAAAACAAGGCCGTGAAGCGTTACCACCTGGTGGATGCGTATAACCGGGTCGAGGCGGCAATTAACTCCCTGCCGCAGCCCGGCGAACCGGATGGTGCCGAGCGCTTCGGGGAAGCTGAACGCGTGCTGGCGTCGGCAAAGCGTCATCTGGGTGACGAACTGCACGATCAGTTCAGCATCACCCTGGCAGATATGAAACCGGAATACGTGGGCTAAGGGAGGCGGGAGGGTTCGCCCTCCCGGTAGAGACATTATGCGATTAATCAACCGCAGCACACAGTCACCGCTGGCGCGTAAAGCCTGCGACATTGCCCTGGCGGCCCACGCAGAACGCTACGGCAATTACGGGCGCAGCCGGATGAAAGAGACGTACACGGTGCGAGTGGAAGGCGTGAAGGTCTGGGTGGAGGTGGTGAACCGCAAAGCGAGCTACGTGGCCACGGCGATGACGGGCATGCGCCGCCTGCGATCTTTATCCGGGCAGGCCGCCTGATATTGAAATATCACCGAGCAACCTAAAACAGCTAATGGCTGTGCCGGGTGCGGAGAAATAGCCAGTTCGCCCCGGCATTAAGTTTAAGTGGAGAAAGTTATGAGCGAAGTAATCATGATGGTATCGCCCGGGAAATGGGTGTCTGAGGAGCAGTTGATAGCCCTGAAGGGGATTAAAAAGGGGACGCTAAAGAAGGCGCGGGAGAAGACTTTCCTGGAGGGGAAGGAATACAAACACGTCTCTTTTGACTGTAGTCCGTGGGATAACAGCCCGTGTTTTTACAACCTGGATGAGATCGACCGCTGGATTGAGCGTCAGGCCTCAGCGAAACCGCGGCGACAATCTGCTTAAATACTCTGACCATCAACCAACGAGGAATCGTTATGAAATACCCAACAGGAGTGGAAAACCACGGCGGTACACTAAGGCTGTGGTTCATCTACAAAGGGGTCAGAGTGCGTGAAAGCCTGGGGGTGGCTGACACCCCCAAAAACAGAAAAGTGGCCGGCGAGTTACGGACGTCGATCTGCTATGCCATCAAAACCGGCACCTTCAATTATGCCCAGCAGTTCCCCTCCTCCCAGAACCTGGCGCGGTTCGGGGAGGCAAGGCAAGAGGTAACGATCGGGGAGTTGTCCGGAAGATGGCTTGCACTTAAGGAAATGGAGGTGGCTGAATCCTCGCTCAACACTTACGGTCGAGTCATCGCAAATGTCATGGCTATTATTGGGCCTGACACCATCCTCACCTCAATCACCAAAGAGAGCATGCTTGAAGTCCGGAAGGAATTGCTGACCGGTTTCCAGGTCATGAAGCAGGGACATAAAACACCGAAGCGGGGTCGATCCGCAGTTACTGTGAACAACTACATGACCGTGTTGTTCGGTATCTTCCAGTTTGCGGTTGAAAATGGCTACATTTCAAAGTCACCAATGAACGGTGTGGCCCCTCTGCGAGAGTCCCGCCCGGATCCTGACCCCATCACCCGTGAGGAGTTTCCTCGCCTGATTGATGCCTGCCACCATCAGCAGAGCAAGAATCTGTGGGCTATCGCCGTTTACACCGGATTGCGACCGGGTGAACTGTGCGGACTTGCCTGGGAGGATGTGGACCTGAAAGCGGGAACAATCACCGTCAGAAGAAGCCTGACGCAGAAAGGGATCTTCACACTGCCGAAAACCAATGCCGGCACTAACCGGGTTGTGCACCTGATCGAGCCTGCCCTCGAGGCATTCAAAAGCCAGTATGAAATGACCCGCCTCTCTCAGGAGCATAACGTAGCTGTTAAGCTGAGGGAGTACGGAAAGAAAGAGATCAATAAGTGCACGTTTGTCTTCCTGCCATCACTGACTGCCAGGGCCGGGAATTACGGCAAGCACTTCTCCATCAACTCCATTGGGAACTCGTGGGATGCGGCGATGAAAAGAGCCGGCATTCGCCACCGGAAATCGTATCAGTCGAGACACACCTATGCGTGCTGGTCGCTTTCTGCAGGAGCAAACCCGAACTTCATTGCTAACCAGATGGGGCATGCCGATGCCCAGATGGTATTTCAGGTTTACGGGAAGTGGATGGAAGAAAACAACTTGGACCAGATCGCATTGTTGAGTTCAAAATTAAGCGACTTTGCCCCAACGATGCCCCACAGCGACAGGACTGCTGCATAATATCTTTAAATATCCTCGACATACCCCTCTTAGCGCTGAAAATCCATGAATTCTAACGCGGTGCCCAGCCACCCGGATACCGCGGCTTTGATCAGGTCAGATGTGGATCTTTCATGTTGTACTTGAGTCATAATGGCTATCTCAACAGGGTAAGATGCGTACCGCTAAACCGCATTCATAGTAA